ATTCTTTAGATGTATGTAAAAGATTTTCATATCCTGATATTAAACTACCTAAAAAATCTTTTGAATTTTTTAAATGTTCTACTACTAATTCAATTTGAGCTGCTTCTTTTCTATTTGCATTTACTTTTCTTGCTAATAAAACATTAATTTTGCCTTGTATATCTCTTTGTGCTCCCTTAACTTTATTAAGTTGTCGTTCTAATTTAACTGCTGCTTTTGAATCTTTTAATGTTTCTTTACCCGCCTCTTTTAAATCATTAGCTAAATTTGTTGATTTTGAAAGATCCGATGCTATAGATCTAAATTGATTAGCAGAATCTCCTCCTCCTTGAGCTACTGCCTGAACAGCTTTAGCCACATCATTCATGTCAAGCTTAAACTCGTTTCCTAGTTCACTTAGTTTTTTAAACTTATCCTCTAGATTTTTTAAATCATCACTTAAAGCCATATAAATTTTGGTTTATTATAAATATTTAAAAAATAAACTACTTATATGAAGTACGTGATGGTTTAGATTTTAAAAAACTAGGGGGAGTTATTTTTTGAGTTTCTTGTTTTGCCTTATTTTTCATTTTAGGGTCTACCCAACTTTTTTCTGGGTTGCCGCTCATAGTTTTATTTTGCTCCTCGTAAAATTCTCTTATTTTAAGAAAAGTAAATTTTCTTAGCCATATAGGCATATTGTAGACTGTATCCCAATCATAGCCTCCATTCCCATGGAAAACTATTTCATGTAAAGTCATAAAAACACGTTCTCTATATTGAGGAGCCGTTTCAGGCGTCAGGCCAAAAAAAGTTAAGCCCAATGGGCAAATCAACAACCTCCTCTCTTCCCTCAGCAGTGTTGAGATATACTTGAGTGTCTAGATCTGGTGATACTTCTTGATAATATTTTCTTAAAGCTCTAGCATCTTTAGCTAAAAGATAATTATTTACAAATTCTCTAATATCTTTTTTTTCTGAGCTTCCATTTATAGATTTAATTATATGGGAAAATCTTGTTGTTACTTCACTAGAATTAGATTTATTTATTTTTTGTAATCCTTTTACTTCCTGTTCTATTTTTCTTTCATCCCCATGTGTTAATATTTTAAATGTGATAGTATTTTCTGTGTGGGGTAAAGTAAATGAGAATTCATTTTCTCCTGATTTGTATAAATCTTCATCAACTTCTTTAGTTACTAATGTTGATAAATCTATATTTTGTTGTTCTCCATCATAGGTAAATTCATAATCTTTACCATAAGATAATATACGTGCAGCTATCATAATAGCATTTTTATCTCCTATTAATAAATCATTATAATTAATATCTGATACAATTAAGGATTGTAATAATTTATCTATTACAGTACCATTTTTTATGTAATTTTGGTTTGTTAAAATATCCTCTTCTTTTGCAGTCATGTATTTCATTTCTACTTTTCCACTTGATAAAGGATTGTCCTTAGGATATAATAAACCTTTTGAAGGAAGTTCTACTGTTTCTGTTGGTAATTTAAATTCTGCCATAATCTTAATTTATAAAACTTTATTATAAATATCAATATAAAAAGGGAGCTTGACATAGCCAAGCTCCCCTTATGGAGGTGTGAAATTTTTTTTAGAAATTTAATACACAGTAATCAACTCCTAATGTTAATTCAATCTGTTTTGCTTCGTTTTCTGTATCCCAGCTATAATCTCCAAATGTTGCTTCTTTAATAAAAGCTCCTTTTAATATCCATTCTGAAACTATATCACCTACTGGACCTAAAACATCTATTGTTAAATCTTTTTTATAAAAATCAGAATAACCATCTCTACCAGTAACTGATTCATGTCCTAATCTTACCCATTCCATTACTGCTTGAGCACCTGATGGTGTTATTGGATCAAATAATGTCATTGTAATATCATTCCATACTGTTTTACCTTTTACTTTTCTTAAAACATTAATGTGGTTTAATATTACTTCACCCTGGGTTAATGATACTGCGCTTATTCCCTTAATAATAAAGCTTGGAATACCATCCATGTAAAGGATAAACCTATTGGCTTGCTTTGGTTCAAAAGCGGTAAAAAATATTTCGTTTGGATCTAATACTGGCATGTTGTTCTAATTTATTTCTTATTATAAATATCTAATTCTTTAATTTTTAATACCCTGCTCCACCACCAGCTCCATCAAATGTAGCTCCTGTTGGTTGTAAGTTGAAATCTAAGTATATAAATTCAGCTGTTCTTGTTGGTTGGATATATATTTGTCCTATTAATTGGTTTCTATCTATAACATCAGGTGTGTTATTAGTATCATCCATTACTACTTTAAAAGCATATAAACCTTGTCTTTGTTGTACACTTTCCATATATGGGTTAACTTGAGCTAAGAAATTATTTCTTGTAGCTATTGTATTTTGTTCAAATACTAAATTATCTCCTATTTGTGAAATATAATTTTTAAGGGCAATTAATAATCTTCTTACATTTATTCTATCTAAAGCACTTGCTTTTTTCTGTAATGTTTTCTGTCCAAATACCACTACCCCTGTGTTAGGGAATGTTGCTATTGGATTGACATTTGAAGTATATAAAGTATCTCTATTACCATTAGTTAAAGCTCTTTCAGTTCTTAATACTGTTGATAATCCCCCTCTGTTTAATCCAGCTGGTGCAAACCATGCTTCACCCGCTCTATCATTAAATGCATATACCCCTGGTATCATTGTAGAAGCTGGTACCCAAACTTGTTGTCCTGTATCCGGATCTAAAGTTTGTAACCATGGCCAATATGCGGCTGCATATGAAGAATCTACTGCTGCGGCTCCAGCTGTTACTGTAGTTAAAGTTGAATTATAATTTCTTAAATCTATAACAGATAAATTATCTCCTCTAGTTTGAGAATTATTTACTAATGTTGTTAAAGGGGATGAATGACTTTGTCTTGTTAAACCCGGAGCTGTAATAACATTATAACTATATAAATCTTTATTATTTAATAAATTTATAGAATTTGTGTAATTATCTGCTATTAATCCTTGGGTGTCAGTACCATCTATAGTCTCATAAAAATTGGCAGCTCTAGCTACAAATGGAGTACCCGTAGCACTACCAAATGAACCGGATCCAGCTACTGGGATTGATCCAGTAAAAGCTGATTTAGCTGTTCCACTATTATCAAAATAGTTTAATGTTTTTTTATTTACTGTTTTTACTCTTACAAAACTACTTAAAGTATTATAAGTTCCCTCATTTTTAATATAATAATCTGAACCATCATTAGCTACTACTTGTTTAGAATTACCTATTACTTTTTCTATATATTGAGAAGAATTAGGGTCTAATGATAAATTAGGCCATGTTTCTAATACTGTTTTAGAAGTTGTCGTATCATCACCTCTTCTAATTAATAAACTAAATGTTCCTTTAGCTGTGTCAGGTTGTACTATTTCCCATCTTAAATTATCTTTAGTACCATTAGTTAATGTTCCATTTGAACCTGTTGTTCCAGAACTATTTGCTATAATACCTTCTGTTAAAGTTTCTAAAGTAAATATATTTCCAGATGTTCCAGCTGAGCCTGTAATAGTTGTACTAGTTGCAGAAGTATAAGAACCTGATACTACTCTAGTTACTAATAAAGAATCTCCACCTTGTTGAAAATAATTATATGCCGAAATTGAGGTAAAATAAGTGTACTCTGCACTTCCACTTTCTACTATACATCCAAACTTGTTTTTATAATCTGAAAAAGAGCTAACAAGAGTTGGGATTCCAACTGGTCCTTTTACTGTGGGACCTAAAATTGCTGCTCCAGCTTGTACGGGTTGTGCCGAGATAAATGTATTATCATTTTCTCTTGCTAATACGCCTGGTGATAAAAGTACTTCTGCCATTTTTTAATGAATTAATTTTGTTATAAATATTACAGAAGCTCTTAAAAATGCGACTAAGCCTTAATAAATTCGCCGCTTTCTATATTTACTGTTCCTTGCCCATATTTTTTTTCTATTTCTTGAGCAGTTGTAGTTTGATTACCTTTCT